GAAGAGTTAGAGAAGATATCTTGGCTTATTTCGGTGTTGAAGAAAAAGAGGTAAATGAAATAATGGATGGGACTGAATCTTTTCGTGAATATTTCAAATTACCTAGAAAGGGTGATAGAACTTGGCCAGATGGTGTAAGACATGACTGAACAAATTAACCATTTTGTTTATTTGAAAAACGCGCTGATGAATTTTATCAAATTGAAAGTTGGTATAGAATGAAATTTAGAATTGCTAAAAGAGCGATAAGCTTTGATGAAAAAACTAAACGTTTTTCTTTTGGATATTTTCCAGAATTTTTTCCTGGTTATATTGGTGATGATGATGAATGGAAAAGCATAACAGCTTCAGGTTTAATTTATGTAGGTAAACCTGTTCCTCTTACTACTGAAGAAGATGCAAGAAAGGTAATTGAAAAATTTAAAGTAGTACTATCAATTAAAAACTATCCAGAAGAAATTATAGATGTCGAATAATATCAAAACTAGTATATGGATAGATCTTGAAGATACAGTTATTGATAATTGGTCTTCTGGTTATTTGCTCCATTTGAATGTTGAAAAAATTAAAACATTCTTAAATGAAAAGAAACCACATAGAATTAATATTTGGTCTTTTGCTATTTGGTATGAAAAACAGAAATTAGATTTTGTAAATTCTGGAATGAAAGAATCGATTGAATGCGCATTAGAATCTTTGATCGATCAATATCCATGTGTTGAAGAAATGAGAGCTTCTGTTTATGATTTTGAGCGTATTCATTATCAAGACATGAACGATTTTATGCAATTGAATGGCAAAGCTTGGTCGTTTATTAAGTTCGCTTCATTATTTTCTGATACAGAATTTTTTCTAATAGATGATTCTGTTCCTTCGTTAACTGTGCAAAATAGGCAAACTAATACAATTATTCATTTGCTAAATATAGAAAGAGATTTATAACAAATATGAACCTGGAGAAAAAAGAAACTATGAGTATAGATTATAATAAGATGGATGGCGGACAAAAAATGTTTGCACTATGTTGTATATCAATTTGTTTACTAATTGGATATTTGGTCGAATTAAATTTTGCTGAGGATCGAAATTATATCGAAAAAGGCTATCAAAAATGTTATTATGTTGTTCCTGGAAAAGCCGAAGTTTTAACAGTTTGGCAAAAAGAGTGTCAATCGTTAATGTCTTTTGATCCTAATTATAAACCACAATAAGGTATAAAAACTTATGAAAAACTTAAAATTTATTTTTCCGCTTTTGATTGCTCTATTAGCTTCAGGTTGTAATACACAACCACAATATACTCCGGCTGATTTAGCAATGATGCAACCATGTACGCAAATGGGATATCCAGCTGCTCAATGTTTTGCTGCTTTTCAACATGCAGGTAGACCAAACGGTAATCAATGGATTGATAATGTCGCAGCTTTTGCTATTGGAGCTGCTGCAAATCATTGGTGGAATAGAAGTTCTCAGCCAACTTATTCGTATAATGATCGTTATTGGGATTCTCATCCTCGCTCTAATAACACCACCATTATAAACAATTATGGATCATCTACTCCTATTGATAAAGGAATTGCTAACGTTCAGGCTCCAGTAGTAGAACAGAAAAATGTAAAACCGATCATTCAAGGTCAACAAGTTCAACCATTATTTCAACCCTCTAAAATTGTGGCAAATCAAACAGCACCCAAACAAAGTGCTCCTCCAGTTCAGCAGTTTAAACCGATTGCTGTTCAACCACCTAAAGCCGCAGTTATATCAAAACCTGCATTTAAACCGATTCAAGTAACTAGACCTAGTTCAAGTTCTAAGAAAAGGTAAATTAGATATGAACAATGCTTTAGATTATTTGCCAGATCATCAAATTAAACGACTGAATGAAGTTTGTAATAAGTATACAAACTTCGACTCATTCGAACAGCTTATTTCTAATGAAGTAAATTATAGACCAGTTTTGTATTATAACCAAGAACAGAGTAATTCTGAACGCCGTGATTTAGATGATGTTGCTAAAGCCTATGATGCTCATATGGAAAGAATTCTCGATCCCAGACGCATTTATAGGTGTTAAATTATGAGAAATACACAAGATTCTTTAGATCTTTTACAAGAAGAAGCAGCAGAATTAATTCAAGCAATTTCAAAAATTAGGAGATTTGGTTTACAAGCTAGAAATCCTCTAGTTGAAAATTCTCCCACAAATCTTGAAAATTTTGTTCAAGAAATGGCTGATGTTCAAACTCTAATTGATATTGTTATAGAACAAACAGATTTGCCTATTACCCATGAAATGTGGTATGTTTCGCGAGAACGTAAGATTGCGAAATTAGAAAAATATTTGTCACACGAATAAATTCAATAAATAAGATTGGTACACGGAACAACACGGATAGTTGAAACAAAAACCACGGAAGGTTTTTGTTTAATTTATTTTTCAACTAATTCATCTTCCTCATATGAATATATTAGCATTCAAAAAACCTGTTAAAAAACAAATTTCATGGCGATTTTTTGGATTAAATCCATGTCGCGATAAATCATTAGATTGTATTCTCGATGGTTATTGTCCAGATTGCAATGGCATTTCATTTGTTATCGAAATTAAACGAGGAATCACTCATGCTGAATGTGATTCATGCAGAAATAAATTTTTAGTAAGTCCAGTAAGTATCGAAAGAATTGCTGATTGATATTTAAAATGTAGTCTTTTTATGGAGCATGTTTAGTGGAGCATTTCACTGATTTGTGCGCTCAACAATGCTCTTTAGTAAAAACTTTAAATGAACAATGCAAAGTTGCAGAGGCACAAAATATAAGAATCAATAAGCTTTATTCAGCTTTAAGTTTGTGTAATCAAGCTATTGTTAGATGCACGAGTATTGAAGATTTATTTTATCAAATTTGTTATGATGCCGTGACCTATGGAGATATGAATTTTGCCTGGGTTGGAGTAGTTGAAGGAACTGATGTTATTCCAAAAGGAGCCTTTGGACATGGTTCTTCATATCTCAATAACATTAAAGTTTCAACAGATAAAAATCATCCATTCGGAAATGGACCTGCCGGAATTGCAATCAGAACAAGTGAACCAATTTGGTGCCAAGATTTCTTAAATGATATTAGGACACAAGCTTGGCATGATAGAGCGATAATTCAGGGATGGAAATCTAGTTGTGCTATTCCATTTCATCAAGATTCAAATGTCATTGGAGCATTAATGCTTTACAGTGATAAGTTAAATGCTTTCGATGAACCAATCAGAAATCTTCTTCAAGAAATGGTAATTGATATTGATCATGCCATTAAAAATTTCGAACGCGAAAAAATTCTTCGTCAATCAGAATCCATTCTTCATACCATCATTTATACTGCTCCAATTAGAATTTTTTGGAAAGATATAAATTCTCGTTATTTAGGTTGTAATTTACTTTTTGCTAAAGATGCTGGTAAATCTCATCCAAATGAATTAACAGGAGAAAATGATATAGCTTTATTTTCTCATTCAGAACAATATCGAATTGATGACATTCAAGTAATGTCATCGAGAACTCCAAAATTATTTTACGAAGAAGAACTTATTACTCCCGATGGAGAACAACGATGCATTCGTACTTCTAAAGTTCCTCTTATAGATTCGAGTGATGAAGTTATTGGAGTACTTGGCGTATATGAAGATATTACTGATATCAAAAAACGCGAAGCAGAAATTATAAGATTAGCAAATTTTGATGTTCTAACAGGTTTACACAATAGAAATATGTTAGAAACAAATCTTAATAAAGCAATCAATGAAGCAAAAAGAAGTACTGATACTTTAGCTTTAATGTTTTTAGATCTAGACCATTTTAAAGATGTCAATGACACTTTAGGTCATTCTGCTGGAGACGAACTACTCGTAGAAGTTGCTAAAAGATTGAAAAAATTATTAAGAGAAGAAGATAGCATTACTAGACATGGTGGAGATGAATTCATTTTTATTTTGCCAGGAACAAATAGATCTGGTGCAATTATAGTTGCTCATAAAATTCTGTCAACTATCGCTCGTCCAATTAAAATATGCAATCAAGAACTACATATTTCTGGTACTCTAGGCATTGCTTTCTATCCTCAAGATGGTTCAGATTTAGAAACACTTTCCAAAAATGCCGATACCGCAATGTATAAAGCTAAACGTGAAGGCAAGAATAAATTCTGTTTCTTTACACCTGAACTTCATCAAAATGTTTTAAGACATGTCATTGTTTCGAATTTTCTCAGATCTGCTCTTCAAATGAATCAATTACAAGTCTGCTTTCAACCACAAGTAAATTCAGCAAAACGAATCATAGGAGCCGAAACTTTACTTCGTTGGGATTCTCCAGTTCTTGGACTTGTTCCTCCTCAAGAATTTATTCCTGTTGCTGAGGAATCTGGGCTCATCTTTGAGATAGGTGAATGGGTATTAAGGGAAGCTATAAGGTTCGCGTTGAAAGTTCAACAGACGCACCCCAGGTTCATTATAGCAGTCAATCTGAGTGCTTCTCAGTTTAATAGTCCAACATTGGTTTCAAATATTACTTCAATATTGAATGAAGAAAATTTTAATCCGCTATTATTAGAACTCGAATTAACAGAAAGCGTAGCAATGAAAAACCCTACTGAAGGCATTGATGTTATGAATAAACTTGCCGATTTGGGGATTAGATTATCAATTGATGATTTCGGTACAGGCTATAGTAGTTTAAGCTATTTGAAAAAATTCAAATTATGTAAACTTAAAATAGATAAATCTTTCGTAGATGAATGCTGTAGTGATGGGGATGATGCTACCATAGTATGTGCAGTTATTAATTTAGCACATAGTCTCGGATTAAAAATTATTGCTGAAGGGGTTGAATTTGAAAATCAATTTAATTTCTTAAAAGAAAACGGTTGTCTAGAATATCAAGGATACTTATTCGGAAAACCAATGACTGAAGAAGAATTCTTGCAATTATTATGAAAAAGGAGGCATTATGCCTCCTTTTTCTTTTACTCTAATTAAAATTATGCTGTACCCATTTTTGCACCAGTGCTATAAATGCGAATTGGAATATAAATAAATTCAACTGCTTTCATAGGTTTAAGTCCTACATCTAACCACATTTCGTTTCTATCTATGCGGACTGGTGTATTGTTTGAACTATCGCAAAGAGTAACAAAGTCATACAAACCACGTCTTAACATAATATCTGCTAAGAAGCCATCAACCATCGCTTTGAAATCGTCACGTGTGATTTGATCATTTGGTTCGAATAAGAACGGATATGATGATTTACGTAATGATCTACGAATAAAACAAAGTAAACGTTCAACATTAACACGATCACGAGCTGAAGCAGCTGATGAAGATGTTTTTTGACCCCAAATAATTAAACCTCTACCTGGAAAATAAACAATTGGATTAATGTTTTTGTAAAAATCATATAAGTTATCACGTTGACCTTGATTCAAGTTAACTTGATTATAAGTAGTCGCTAAGCCTAAAGTACCTGAAACATAACCAACTGAAGATACCCCAGTTACAACACCTCTACGCATACCAGCAGGAGCTTCCCATAATTCAGATTGATTATCAGAATAAGCATAAGTTCTTAATGCAATACCTGATGGAGCAACCAATACATCTTGACCATCTAGGTTAGAAGCTAAACCCCAAGGATAATAATAAGCAACATCCACACTATTTCTTCTTTCAGAAGTATTAGCCCAATTAGCTGCTTGTTCTGGAGTTTTATTAGCAGGAACATCGGCAATTACAAATGCTTCATTACCAATATTGTCAGAAAGAGCTAGCAATTCATCAACAGCTTCATGAAAACCAGGAGCTAAGATTAAATTATATTCAAAAACTTCTGAACGAATATCTTGATTACTATTAATTTCAGCTTGAAGAGCTGTAACAATTGCTCTTCGTTTAGCAGCATCATTAGCACCCAATGCGTTAAAATCTTCAATTTGAGTCAAACTGAAATCAAATACATCTCCAACCGTAAATGGAATTGAACCTGCTAAAATAGTAAATGAAACTTTACCACCAACTTCATTGAATGTAGTTCCAACTGTTCCTGTTTGTGGAGGAGTTGTAACTGTTCCAGTTGTTGGATTAGTTCCAGTAACAGTAAATGCAGTAGATGATGTAAAAGTTACAAGGAAATCTTCAGTAATTGCAGTTGTACCAGGTGTTAAATCTATTAACTTGCCATTACCAGTTCCAGTAAATGAAGTTGGAACATAAACTGTAGAAAATTCGAAATAATCGCCAGAAGAAAACGCTGTAGTTCCTTCAGTAATTAATAGTTCAATTACATTATTACCAGGATTTGTAACACTAAATAATGTTCCAGCTTTAGCAACCCCAATCATACCTGATTTTGTACCAGTAACAGTAAATGAATTTACTGTTTCATGCGATAACTTGCCAATACACACAATGGTAAATGCTTCAGGCTGTTTTAATTGAGAAGGAACAGAAACACTTGTCAAAGTACCATTACCAACACCGACATATTGATAAGTATTTAAATCATATTGTGGGATACCGGCTGAATAAAAAATAACTGGAGCATCTGAAGTATCAATGTTTGCACGAACTACAAATGCGCGATTACCTATTCCTAAAAATTGATTAAGAGCAAACAATCCGGTTTCATTACGGCAATCGCCAAAATGCTGAGCTGGAGTTGCTCCACCACCTGAATTATCAGACCAGAAATATGGAATACCATATGTTTCAACTGATTGTCCAAGTGAAGTGATTGTACGGACTACACTATGCTCATTAGTACCATCAGCAATGCTAATGCCATCTGGTTGAAACTTGTTTGCACGTGAAGTAATAAAAATTAGCGGTACAGTTGGTGCTGTTGCAGGAATGTAAAATGACTGATCAGTAACGGTGACTGAAACTCCAGGGCTTATTAGTGTTCCCATTTGGTATTCTCCTAAAAATTAATAGCGGAAAGTTAGTTTTCTTAGGTATATTTAAGAAAACTCAGCTTTTTTTTCGAAAAATACGATAAATAAATATGATTATATGTTCCTGGAGATACAAATGCATCCATCATTAAAAATTTTATCAATTTCATTCGATAACGAATTATATGTTAATGGAGAATATCAAGGAAGAAGATGGAAAAATAAAACTCTTCAACAACTGAAAATTCAAATTGAACAACTAGAAATACCTGGATTTTTTACTTGGGAAGAAAAAATGTTTGCTTTTAGAACTAAAAACTTTATTCGCCCTGTTTGTCAACAGTGTGGAGGTAAAGTTAAATTAGAAAGTCAAAAACCTGAAATCGGTTTTAGAGAAACATGCAGTGTTATCTGCGCCGCAAGAAATATTAAAAGAAAAATAAAAACCAATAAAACACTAACTGAAAAATATAATGGTCATTGGATGACCACAGATGAAGCAAAAAAGGAATTTAGAAAAATTGGTGAAGAAAAGTACAATGGTTTATGGCCTGGGTCTTTTAATACTATTGAAAATAAACAGGCGATTAAAGAAAAATATGGAGTAGATAATGTTTTTTCGGCACCAGATATTAAAATTAAAATAAAAGAAACATTTCAGAAAAAATATGGTGTTGATAATCCAATGCAAGTTCAAGAGATACGTGATAAAAGTAAACAAACCTGCTTGGAAAAATATGGTGTTGAATATCCTATTCAACACCCAGACATTTTTGCAAAATGTATGCAAAATCAGCAACAAGCCGCTTACAAATTTAAGAAGCTTATTTCTAAAACTGGAAAACATTATTATGTACAAGGTTATGAAGGTCCAGTTATTCAATATCTTTTAGATACCGGCATTCAAGAAGATGATTTAACAAATCACCGAAAGGATATGCCAGTTATTCAATATGAATTTAATGGGAAGCAAAAGAAATACTTTCCGGATATGTTAATAAAGTCTCAAAACTTGTTAATTGAAGTTAAAAGCAGTTATACATTTTCGAAAGAGTTTGATAAGAATATGAAAAAACATTCAGCTGCAAAAAAACATGGTTTTTTTCATCATATTATTATCTGGGATGATATTAAAAAAGAAATATTAGAGACTATTGAATAGTCCTAAATACTATAATCTCATTTATTTCTATCAGAGCCTACTATGAAACTTACTGAAATCGTTAAAAGACAACATCCAAAATATGCAGCTAAAACAGAAATACAACCTTATATGTTTCAAACTAAAGAAGAAATTGAACAGTGGATGAAAAAATTAGTAATTGATGGAATGGTTTCAAAGGAACTTACAATTCATGCTACAGGTTCCAGTTCGATAGATTTAGCGCGATTCGGCAATAAAAAAGAAGATGTACTTATTCAACATGATGGCAAATGGGTTTTACCTGTACAATTTCATTTAGCTGGAACTTTCGATGTTACCGAATTAGAAATAGAAAGTTGCGTTGGTTTCCCATACGTTATTATGAATGAATTAAGAATGAAAAATTCTAAAATTAAAGATTTTGAAGACATGCCAAAAGTAGTTCCAACTATCTATGGATCAAGTAGTATAAGAATGGAAAGTTTTAAGGGATTAGATGAAACTAATTGCACATCATTAGAGTGGTCATGCTTAGCAGGTATCGATTCACTTGAAGGATTACCGCGTAATCTTACAAAATTTAGTGGTAATATTGTTGATTCAACACTTGATATAAAAGAACTTGTAACTCGTTGTCCAAATTTAGAGCAAATTATTATTGGAGGAGATAGCTTGATTCTGAAAAATATTTTATCAATTTTCAGATTAAAAAACTTAAATTATGTCTATTTTAGACCTGGAGAAGCTGACGAAACAGAAGCTTCACGTGCTCACGCAATCTTCATAAAACATATTAAGGGCGATAGAAATGCAATTGCATGTCAAAAAGAATTATATGACAATAATTTAGACGTTTTTGCTGATTAATGATTAACTGTCGTTATACCCCAAATATCTGTAAACGGAACAAGATCTCCATTAGCATCAACTTCTGAAAGAGAAAAAGTATCTAAATTTCCGAAACGAAGATTTACTTGTTCAACTATATTCTTTTTAAGATCCATAGGAGCTGATAAGTAAATTGGCATCATAAATGTCAATGACCATACTAAAATTCTTCTATCCTGTCCAAGAGGATAATTTTCTTCAGATACTATTCCAATCAATTCTATATGGGTAATCTTAGTCCAATCAAATGGAGCGTCAGAGATCTGTATTTGAAGAATTGGATCAAATACTATCAATATCTGTTCTAATATCTGATGCATTTGATCTGTATTACTACTATAAATTGACAATTCAAAATTAGCATTATATGGAATTGGCATTAATCTATGTACAACTTTAAGATCATCAGGAAAAACTCCCTGTGTCGGCAAATACGTTTTTCTATCTTGATGCCCAATACCTTTTCTACGTTCTGGTGCAAGCTCTAATCCTTGTAAATTGACAGACATTGATGGAATTGGAATAGGAGAATTGTTTGTATTCCCTTGCATGATAGCAGATACTACTCTATCTCTATTTCCAACAATACAAGGTACTGTTATCCCAGTAACATTTCCATCCTGTCCTTTACCTGTATAAACTTGTAATCCAGCAAATACTGCAGCAAATTGAAGGATATAGTGTCTAAGCTGCTTATCATAAAAATAATTATCTAACATTATAGATCCGTTTTAAGTGATTTTCGATTTGCACTCTGTAAAGCATTACGGAGTGATGGTTTAAGTGAACTGTACTGCTGTCTGTGATCACTCTCTACAAATACCCATTTACCCTTCAATAGGCTAAACTTGTAAAGCCTAGGGGCGATCTGAGATGATTCTGGATAATTCATTCTAAAATAATCTCCATCATGAGCCGAGGTTACATCTGGCAATACGTAACCTTCTCCGTAAGGGAGTCCATTTGGAGGTAAACCATCTTCAACATATACGCCTTGACTAAATTGAGCTGCAAGTTCAGGGTGTAATGGTATTTCTTGAGCAATTTCTCTAACATCACTTCCAGTTTCATTTACTGCAGATTGCGCTTTAACTTTATTTGATTCAGTAGCTAATACTTGAGCAGTTGGAATTTGAGATAAATTGTCAAAGAAATCTGCATCTGGAATATTGTATAATTGTTGTTCTGGAGTATTAATGATATCTCTAGTTTCAGCAGATGGAATAAGCTGAACCCCCTGGAATCGATATAATGTTGGCTGCCATTGAGGAGTATATCCTTCAGCCGACCACCCACAATCAGTTACTTCAACAAATTTCTTAACAGGCTTCATATTTCTATCATATGATAATTCAGGTACTACTTCTAAAATATCACCAACAACTACTGGACGCCCAAGCTTTTCAACCATTCTAGCAAATGAACAAGTAAACACATATTGATCTAAAATTGAAAAACCAAACTTGCCAAGATCCCCAATTGAATCGAATGGTTGATAAGAACATTTCATTTGAATAGAACTAGTAGCATAATCTCTATCACGATTTTCTAGAAACAAAGTATCTTGAATATTATCTAACGATGTAGCTTGATAATCCATCAATTCTAATTTAACAATTTGCCACTTATCAGTTGTTCCACCAGCAAATAATAATGGTACAATTCTCCAATATGCTGCCGGAGCCGATTGTTTAATTGAAATAGTTTCTAAATTACTACTATCAGGTAAATTGATTACATCAACTCTATACCACTTAAAAGAAGTATCAATAGTAAAAGTATCTCCAATACTAAACGAAATTGAACCAGACTGAATTGAAAACCTTATATCTTGATCTGCATAAGGCTGTCCAACTGTCAAATTAGGCATTGGGCCATAACGATGACTTAATACAGAAAAACTTGTTGGACTAATAGCAGTTAATTGAATAGTAGTTTCTTGTGCATCAAAACCCGGTTGAATATTAACAATTGATCCATTTCCAGTACCAACAAATGTCGGGGTATTAATAATCAATTCACCAGTAGATCGTTCAATTCTTGCTTGAAGAACTCTATTGATAGCATTAATTCCTTGTTGGATTTTTATTGTAGTAATATGCAATTGATTATAAACTGGCTTAGAACCATACTTAATAGCTCCGAAACTTGTTTTCTTCTGTCCAAAATTATATCCAAAATATGCGGGAGTTGTTACAACAAAAGATCCTTGTTGAACTGATTCCCAATAGGTATTTGTTATATCAAATGCATTAGTGGCATCTGAACCCGCTGAAGCACCACTATGATATGGTGCTCCTTGTCCAGTTAGGTCCGTAAGCAGTCCTTGTTCATGAACACCAAGTAATTTAAACACATTGATTTGAGCTCCTGATATCTCTATTGATTCAGCAACATAGTTCTGGATAGTCTGACTATCAGCATTCTCGGTACATTCATCTTGAATGCGCCAATCGCCAATGCAAACTGGTTTTTGAATATAAGTTCCTGTCATTGGGTTTCCCCTTTATTTTCAATGTTACGCCATTCTTTATATTGAACTTTATCTCCTCTTGCAACAGCACATATTGCACTAGCATTTAAATTCATTTCCTTGCAAAAATCGCTAATACCTTTTCCAGAACGAATTTCTCCATCTTGATTAATAAAGGCGAATGATTTTTGTAAACTAGCTTTTCGTTTTTCTTTTGCTTCGTGAGAATTATATTTTGAATTAGGATCATCTCTATAATCCTGCATCATTTTTTTCCAATTTTCACGATATTCAATTGAATTATATTTTGAATTAGGATCATCCCATTGACATTTTCTAGTTTCTGACAAATTATTTCTTCTCTCAGAAGTAAAACTTTTTTTGATAGATTCACTTAGCAGATCTCTATATTCTTGAGAGTTATATATGTGATCCTTATTTGCCCAATTTTGCTGTTGAGTTAAGGTTAGTTTGCTACTAATAGTATTACGATACTTATCATCTTTCCATAGTTCTATAGTATTCTGTCTATGCTTTTCTTTATAAATTTCAGATTGATAAACGCCATTTAAATCATTTCGCGATAATGAAATTTTATGTTTTGTTTTTTCTAAAGCTTTATATCCAGAACTAGTTTCACCACCATCTGTTAAATTTCTTAAAATTCCAGATCCGAGATTTTTTCTACCCCACCAAGCTATTAACCTTCTTTCAAGAGCAAATGCTCCTAATTCGGTTAAGTTAGATTCCAAAATAATAATAAATTTAGAATCACATGGAATTTTAAAATGATGTTGAGTCCAAGCTCTTTTTCCATGTCCTTTTCCAATATAAAAGGGAGTTCCAGCTTTGGCAGTTTTACTATCTTTCGAACGAAGATAAGCATAAACATAAAAAATTGGGTTTCCATCTATTTGTTTTTGTTTAGGAATACATAAATTTGGTGGAGTATAAGTAGAAGTCATAATAGCTCAATTAGTAATATCTTTCTTTATTTATCATATAAATACAGTTTATTCTATTAAGCAAGAAAGATATGAAAATTAAAGAATTATTCTTAACTGAAGATGATTTCACTACAAAAAAAGAAGTCTTGGAATGGTGTTATAACAAACAGAGAACTGGTCATCTCGTCTTTGATGGGAATGCTATAGGTGGAATTGATAACGAAGCTCCATATAAAATTTCTTGTAAAAGATTTATTCCTGCTAAAGCATTCTTTAAGAAACCATTGCCAGTTCAATTCAAAAAAGTAATTTCTTATGAAGTAAATAATGTTAAATATCTTAAAAATTTGAGTCAATTGAGAGTTGCCGAAATAGATAACTTCTATGCTGAAGAAATTGGCATTGATTCATTTGAAAACTGTCCACAAATAAATGTTAAAGTTGTGGCAACAAGAAGTGAAATCAGTTCACTAAAAAGGACTTTCTAAAAACGTGAAAGAATTAAGTATTAGCTTTTGTAAAAATTTAACAATTTTGGATGAACATTTACCAAATTTAACAAGATTAACTGCTCCAGCAAGTGGATTAACGACATTAAAAGATATTCATAAATTGATGCCAAATTTAGATTTTTTACAGATTAATGCGTGTCCAATAACTTCTAATATATTAGGATTATTACGATTGCCTAATTTAAAAAATTTAATCTGTCAAACAGGTAATACTGTTTCAACTAATTTCGAACGAGCTAGTACTATAGTTAAAAAGTATATTGAAGATGGTAGTAGGAATATTATTGCCTGTCAGAAAGAATTATATGACAACGATTTAGACGATTATGCAGAGCTTTAAACAATATCTAAAAGAAGATTCAATAACTCCTGGATCTGTAAGCTTTAAAATTACCATTTCGGCTGGTGATGAACCTGGAGGATCAACGCTGTATGATATTCATGTAGCAATTAAAAATGCATTTTCTGAAAATTTAGATATTTCTGTTGCAAAAGAAATGCACAATGAAATAGTAATTACTTTTTCCGATCTTATTGCCGAATATGCTACAGATAAATTCTTATTAAAAATGTTTCGTGTTGCAACTCATCTTGCCGAATCTGAATTAAAAATGAGATACAATACAATTTCTTCCGATATTGAATCTGTGCTAATTTGCGAAGGCTTCCCTCCATTTAAATTAGAATGGAATCAAATAAGATTAATTTTTAGCAAACGAGATCAGAAAATAACAGGTATTGATAAATTGATTGGTATGAATAATACTATAACAATACATCAATGTGAAAATATAATTGGTGGAGTTTTAAGTTTATTAAAAATAAAACACGGAACTTTAGTAATGTTTTGGAATAAAACTCCAATGCCTAAATGGATTACTATTGTACACAAACATTTTAAAGACAAAAATATTATTGCTTGTCAGAAAGAATTATATGACAACGACCTAGACGACTATGCGCAGCTTTAGCCTAGCAAAAATGCACAGTTCCCCAGGCCTGTAAAGTTCCCGACTTCGAAATCGTTAATTTGTCTCTGTAATTCAAGAAACATAGTTTCTGCTTTATTTAGCAATGTATCTCCATTCAATGCAAGACCTCCATTAGCTCCTGGTAAGTTAGCATACTTGCTTCTAATTAATCCAGTCATTTCTAAACATTTTGCATATGCCCAATCTCTGATCCAAGGTTGACTCCATCTGTCAGTCAATAATTCTTGTTCTGTTTTTTCCATATAACATTCCAATACAACTCGTTCATCTTTATAAAGTTTTCTCAGAAATGTAAGTTCTCGTTTTGCTTCATTCCATTCATACATTAAAGTACCAGCAAATATCTTTTCAAATTCTTCAGCCATTGAATTAGCTAAATGAATTGATAAAATATCAATCATTGCTCCGTAAAAAAATTGATTGTAGAAGATCTGTGCATATATGCCATTATCACCGCCAAGCACATTTAGACCGATAGTACTAACGCGATGGACATGTTGAATATCAACAATTCTATTTGTGCCAATAACAGGATCATTTAGATAATAGATTGGTTGACCTGCTTTAATAGTAAATAAGACATGTTTACGTTCGTATGCACTATCAGAACGTCTTCTAAATTCAGCCAAGGCAATATTAATAGCAGTTTGAAAGTTTTCTTCTTGTAATTCGACGCAAACTGCTGGCCAACCAAGTTGAGCTTTAATTGCGTTAACTAGTCTGATTCGTTCATCGAGATCTCCAGTTGTACCAACACCAGTTTTTTCATATGTTGGAGTTCCAGTTTCTTCTGTATTTGCATGTATCCAAGTTATTCCATTCCATACGAATAGAATGTGAGTAGAAGTTTGGTAGAAAAAATCTCCAGCAATAGGATTTGTAGGGAATGATGCTCCAGAAATAACTGCATTCCCTTTGATTCCATCTCGTGTAGAAGTAGAAGCAACATTCATTGAATTATTTGCAGGAATCCACATAGCACCATTCCACATTGTAACAGAATTAGTACTTGGATTATAATAGACCTGTCCGATATAAGGATCAATTGGTGGCGTTGATGAACGAGGAATGCTTCCGGTATATCCATTTACGTCTACATTAATATCTGCTCCTTCTAAGGCATATGATTTACTGCCAAATGGATAATATTGTAATACGTTTGTACATGCATGTAGATTAGCATAATAGACACTATTAGGATCGGCGCCAGTTATCAATAAAGAAGTTGTAGTTAGAGGATCTCCATATCCGCCATATAAAGCAGATACCACTTGTGCTCCGCCAATTGTATCTGATGGATTAGCTAAATCAGTAGAAGCTGAATATCTTACACTATCAACTGGTTTATTATCTGAATTCAGAACTTTTGAGGAAACAATAATAACCTGTCCAGCATAAGCCTTAGGATTTGTTGGCAGATTCCACGTTAAAGTAAAAGTAGTTGCGCTTGTTCTAACAATAGAAAGCTGTATTGATTGAGCTTCTGCATATAAATCAGCTGTAGATAATGGTAAATTTGTCATGTGACTCAATTCCTGAAGAATAAATTATATTTAGTAATTGTATTTATGATACTTAATAAATACATCAACACCTTTAAATTCATTAAACCTTGATAAGGTAATCAAAAAATCCCATGAAAATAAGCGAATTATTCGAAAGTTATAAAGAAGAAGTCTTTAATTTATTTGAGCATCTTGGCAATTTAGATGTAGTAGACAAAAAGTTTTTAGATGTTATGAAAACAGTTCCAAAATATGATTTCCATAAATCTGTAAAAACAACAACATATCAAAATAGAATGCCTGTGGTTTTAGGTAGAAAATCTAAGGTTGATAGTGTTGAAGTTAAATCCGGAGCTGAAGCATATCGTCAATTAGTAGATGAAACAGAAGAACAAACTTCAACAGCCAGAGCAATTATTGTTAATACTAACAATGAACAAGTATTTGCAGCTTTTAAAGTTCAATCAGATAACGGTGGAACAAATTTTGATTATATTTGGGTAGCAGATTTAGCTCAATTATTAAGTCATGTAAAAGATTCACAACAACGTCAAGAAGCTGAAGAAATTTTAACAAATGCTAAAATTGTCGATTATGATCAAGGTAACAATTTTACTCATGGTCCAGCAAAACAATTATATACTGCATTAACTGCTCTATTAAAAGTTACTAAAATGGGTGGTAATAAAGCAGTTCAGGTGTTTGTTCTTCATATTGATGAAGAACGTTTACAAAGTAAAAAAGATAGAATTGCATCTAGAAAAATAAATAGTAGTTCTCGTAATGTTACTGAACCACAAAGTGGAAGAAGAAAGGATGATCCATATCAATTATCTGCAAAATTTTTAGAAGCAGCGAAAGCAACTGGTATTCCAAATGCTGAAGAACTTGCTAAATTGTTTAGAAAAGATAATAAATCAAAAGATGAACATCAACAAATTAAAGATGCTTTATATTCTATCGAAACTCATTATTCGGCTAATGGGAAAAAATCTCCGTTATTAGGAAGAATGACTAATGATTTTAATTTTATGGCAAAGAAAGCCTTAGAATATCGTTTAGCAGATTATAAAACTAATTATGCTAAACAAGTTTCAACTCCAGAAGAAATGATAAACCTTTTGAAAGAAAAAGGATTTCTTGATAAAATAAAAATTAATGGTATTCTTTATAAAATTAGTGCTCAAAGTTTCCAATGGGATAAATTGAAAAAGAATGAACCAGATAGTTCTTATATTGAATACGGTGCTGAAACATGGGGTGATAATGATAATGCTTTTAACGAATTAATGGATAATTTAAAAGAAATTATTCCAATGATGACAAGTAATGAAGAAAAACAAAAAGAATTAATGAAAAAATATAGACCACCTTATTCAATTAAGGTATTTTTGAAACTTGAAAAAAGTTCAATTGTAATCGATAGAATAGAGAGTGAGAAATGGTTCAAGAAACTAGATATCCGATAAGATTCGAAACTTTTAATTTTATGCCTGGCCATACTATTGAAGCGATTATTAGAATGAAAAATTCTTATATTAAAGGCGACAAATTGAAATATTTAGTAGAACAGTTCGATGAAAGGAATGGTAATTCTATTCCTAAAATTGGTGAAAGTTATCAAATTCCGGTATATGAAGATGTTGACGTTTAAACAATATCTTAAAGAAGACGAATATAATTCTCGTGGATATGATTTATCTACATACGTCACAGTTGAAATGGATTTTACAGTTGATATGGTTGAACAGTTTGGATTTCATAATGAAAATGAAACTTCTGCCTATATTCAAATGGAAATGCAATTAACTGAAGCTTTTAGAAAACATTTTAATGACGATTCTATAGATTGTTTCTTTTCTACTGATGATTATTTAATGCTTTCAATTCATACTACAAATTTTTCAT